GAAGATGACGACACAACCATCTGCCTCAATTCAACATACGTCATTGGCGTAGTCTGGAAAGATGAACTCGAACCAGAACAAGCCGAACTATGGGACGTCGACGATGATGACACCGACGACTGATCTCCCACTATGGATCGAAGTGGACCTCGATCAACTCGGGGTCCGCAAGCCAAAACCTAAGAACCCCTTCTCCTCCTCAAAGCCCGCGGATCACGAGCCAACACCGTGGAAACCCGAATACGCAGGACAAGAGCCGACTTTCTAAGGGGACGGATCGCGGATCGCGGCCCACGGGGCAACACCGAAAACGCCTGTTCCTTATATATAGAGCCAGAAATAAAAAAATATTTTTAGGCGAAAATGGCCGTAACCGGTGTAACCGTGTAACTTTGGGCAAAAAGCCTTTATGTTATATAGACTTACAAGTTTCATAAACTAGAAATCAAAAACGTAACGTAACCAGAGTTTGTGTAACCAGTAAGGGGCAGAAGTGCGTTAAGGGGGTCGCGGAGAAATTTTTTAAAAAATATTTTTCTGGCTCTATATAAACAAAAGGGCTAGTTTGTGGCAAACTACCGCTTATTAACTGGAGTATGCCATGGCCCGTAGAAAAGACATGACCACCGCTAAATCCGTGCCTGTCGCGGTAAAGAAAAAACCGGGACGGCCACGAGCATCAAAGGCCCAGCCTTTGACCCGCAAGCAAGAGCTTTTTGTAAAAGAGCTGGTCTCGAAGGACGGCCAGATCACAATGAGGGAAGCCGCCATCAATGCTGGTTATCCTGCAAGTTCTGCCCACACTCGGGCATATGAGCTGACCAATCCACACATAAGCCCGCATGTTGTTGCAGCCATCCAAGCTTATCGAGCCGAGCTGGACGAAAAGTTTGGCGTGACGTACCAACGACACCTGAGAGATTTGCAAAGCATCCGTGATATGGCTTTGCAGAACGGCGCATATTCAGCAGCAGTCCAAGCTGAGTATCGACGGGGGCAAGCGCAGGGCGACATTTATGTAAGCAAATCAGAAATCCGCCACGGCAGCATCGACAGTATGAGCAAGGACGATGTGCTAAAGGCCCTAGAAGAGATAAAGAACCAATATGCCCCGATCACTATCGACGTTACTCCCGAAGGACAAAGCAATTCCCAGAACCGCGACAAAGCGAGAGTCCGACTTTTGGCAAATGATGAAGACGGCGCTGACGAAGAGTTCGCGGAAGATTACAGCGACGAGGCTTGAAACGTGGGCGATGCCCGGTGTGCCGGACGTCCTGCTTTGTGATGAAGACGGAGACTTTCACTTTGTGGAGCTGAAGGCGACAGGCGGAAAAGCTGTCGAGCTGCGCCCCCACCAAGTCGCGTGGCTTTCCAATCATGCACATGCAAGCGTCTGGGTTTTGGTGCTGAAAAAGAAAACTAAGACCCTGCCGCAGCGTGTGCTTTTGTACCCCGGCAGCGCCGCAATGGACCTGAAGCTAGAGGGCATGGCGGTGGAACCGCTGTTCGAGTGCGAGGGCGATCCAGACTGGGAAACAATTTTGGGCTTGATTAGTCCCAGATAATCGCATAATATCTTATAGTCTCTTTAACTACGGAGGATATGAGATGAAATTTGTAAACAAGTGGGCAACCTTGACGACCGAAGAGCTGGAAAAAATCTTGGACGAAGCTTTTAAAGCTGTGGCCGAGCGGATTGTGCGTGATCGGGAGGGTCGAGCTAATGACTTATGATACTAGACACGGCGGACCATATGACCGAGGCGGCGCAGACTATTTTTATGGCCGACCGTTTGAGCCGCATTATTTTGTGGGCGCGACATACACCAGCGATAAGGTCGAGCTGGCCGATATGACGCCCGATGAAATCACCGCCTATTCTGCGGGATATCGTGATGCGGAAGAGCGCGGGAATCAAAAAGACTGGGGGGATGCGTCATGATGATATTCGCAAAACTCTGGGCATATTTGAAGCATGGCCCCGACAAGGTCCGCGAATGGGAAGAGAAACAAAAGCGCGGGCGACCGATGAAACGACCGCAGCAACGCGTCCGAAAAAGGCGAAGATAACTTTCCAGAAAATTGCCCGCTTGACTGCGGGCTTTTTTATGCCTTATGATATGCGATAAGTCTTATACCACTACGGAGGGCAAACCATGTTAAAGACTGTTGAAATGAGCCGGGCAACCAAAACCAAGGGCGTCGCGGTAACTTATCGAGCGGGCAGCGGCGAGAAATACGCAACCTGCCCAGCCGATTGCAAAATGAATTGCAGCGGCAAAGGTGCGCAGAAATTAGACGCGGAATATTTGGACGCATTGCTGGACGCGGTGCCGCGCAAAGGTGTGTCTTTTACCTATTCACATTTTGACCCGCTGGTTTATGGCTGGGGCAAAAAGTTGAAAGAGGGCAAGACCGTCATAAACTTTTCGACCGAAAGCCCGGCAGCCGCAGCCGCGTCAATTTATAACGGGGTGCCGTCGGTCGTCGTATTGCGCGAAGACTATTGGCAGGGCAGCAAAACGCAGTCGGCCCCCTTCGGTGTGAAAATCGTGCGGTGTCCGGCGGAATATCGCGAGGGGTTTTCCTGCCGCGATTGTGGCAACGGTGTGCCGCTTTGCGCCCGTCTGGATCGTGATTACATCATCGGATTTACAGCGCATGGACCCAGCAAGAAAAAAGCAGCCGACCCGACGACCCGCGGGGGATGCTATGCCGATGCGGGCAACTGCCGTATTTGGTGGGAAGACACTGCGAACGGCGACCAGCCCGACGAGACCGACGCGGAAAAGGTGCGGCGCTTTGCTAAATCACTGCCGCCGCGGTCGATCATCCGCCACCACGTTGCGGGCGACATCGGGGCGGAATAACTTTTGGAAAAATTAAGCTTGCACCGTATGCAAGTTTATGCGACATTATAGGGGCAGGCCGGGCAATGGTCTGCCCTTTTAACTTTTACGGAGTAGAAAATCATGACTTACACAACTAACGCTTTCGCCCATGGTATCGGAAACAGCGCCGTTTCTTCGCAATGGTTCAGCCGCCCAGACGATCAAAAGTTTTTGTCGCTGGACGATATGCTGGCCTTTAAAAAGATCGACGCCCAGCGCATGACGTCGCGCACCGTCGACACGCACCGCATGAAAATTGTGGGAGACATCGACGAGGGCAGCCCCAGCGCGGGGAATATCTTTGTCGAATATGACGACGACAACGGGCGCGAGCATATCAACACCCCCACCAATTGGAGCTTTGGACAGCTTGCCCAACTGGCGGGCGCACCGTCTGGATATTTGAAAGACCTGCCCGCCCCGCTTGCGGCGGACTGTATCCAATGGGGTTTGCGCTATAACCGAGGCCGCGAGCTGGTCAAAGTTTACGGACACCAGCAAGACGGCGGCGAACTGCGGGCGGCAACTGGCCCCGACTATGGTCGGATTTATGACTGGGAAATCTTGGAACCAATTAAACAATTGGTCGACGCATCGGGCGGGCGCTGGAAGGTGCCCGGCATGATGGTCGGCAGCCAAAACGGTTTGGCCGTTTATGATCCGGAAATCCCCGTAAGCATGGACACGACGACCCTTTTCGCATCCGACCGCGACGTTTTCGTTTTCCTTGTCGACGACCGCAACCCCATCGAGGTCGGCAAGCTTGCGAACGGCGAGCCCGATTTGATGTTCCGCGGGTTTTACGCTTGGAACAGTGAGACCGGCAGCAAAACCGCAGGCATTGCGGCGATGTATCTGCGCGGGGTTTGCATGAACCGCAATCTTTGGGGCGTGGAGAATTTCCACGAAATCAAAATCCGGCACACTAAATTCGCGCCGGATCGGTTTGCAATGGAAGCCCGCCCGGCTTTGCAATCTTTTGCGACCGGATCGACCGCGACGTTTGTCGAGGGTGTGCAAGCAGCGAAGGCCGCGAAGGTGGCCAGCGATGACGACGACCGCTTGGCCTTTTTGACTAAGCGCGCCGGATTGTCTGGACGCATGGCCAAAGCAGCGGCAGCCCGCCACATCGAGGAAGAGGGCCGCCCCGTTGAGACCGTTTGGGATGCAGCGCAGGCGATAACCGCAATCGCCCGCGACATCCCCCACCAAGACGCCCGCATTGAGATCGAGCGCAAGGCCGGGGCATTGCTGGACAAAGTCGCAGCATAAA